TGGGCGGGGGAGCTGGCTGGAACCGTACCGAAAAATCGCCCTTTCGCGATTTTTCAAACAGGCTTTCGGATCATCAGAGCCGGGTACGGAACGGGGTGAAGTCGGTGCCCGCGTCATAGACGTCGAGCCCCTCGCGCCGCTTGAGGCCATTGACCACCACATAGGTGACGGGCGTCAGCACCGCTTCCCAGCCGACCTTCATCGCCCAGTTGGTGACCATCACGGTCAGCACCTGCGCCGTGGTCCAGTCGCCATAGAAAGCGAGCGGGTAGAAGAGCAGGCTGTCCACACCCTGCCCCACCACGGTCGAGCCGATGGTGCGCATCCACAGATGCCGTCCCTGGGTGATGATCTTCATCTTGGCCAGCACGAAGCTGTTGGCCAGTTCCCCCGCCCAGAAGGCGCAAAGCGAGGCAAAGACGATCCGCCAGGTGCTGCCGAACACCGCCTCATAGGCTTTCTGGTCGGGCCAGCCCTCGGCCGGCGGCAAGGCCACCACCACCCAGCTCATCAGCGCCATGAACAGCATCGCGGCAAAGCCCGCCCAGACGCAGCGCCGCGCCCGCGCATAGCCATAGACCTCTGTCAGTACGTCGCCGATCACATAGCCGAGCGGAAAGAAGAGGATGCCCGAGCCAAAGGTCACGCCGCCCAGCGACGACAGCTTGGCCGCGCCGATCAGGTTGGACAGCAGCAATATGGCGACGAAGGCCGCCATGAAGAAATCATAATAGCGCAGCGGCCGTGCGCCCAGCACGGTCGCGTCGATTTTCCGGATGCCCGCGTCGCTCATCCTTCGGTGCATATCCCGCCGACACACGATTGCAACGGCTGCGAAAGATTGCGCCGCGGCCCAAGCCCCGCTATCGCTCCCGCGCACGGCCCCGTAGCTCAGTTGGATAGAGCATCCGCCTTCTAAGCGGATGGTCGCAGGTTCGAATCCTGCCGGGGTCGCCACTCAAAACATAAGTCAGGGAACTTTGCGTATCTGAGGAGCCAGCAGTGCTCGCCGAACGCAAGATTAATTCCAGCTTTCCTCCCTTTTCCAAGGGAGCGCAAGCATGAACGCGGCCTCCATCGGCTCATTGCTGGCAGGGACGGCCGCAAAGGTGACCGCCAACATCAGCGTAGGCATCTGGCGTAACAGCTATGACGTTGACGACATCCGCGCAAAAGTCGGCCGACCATTTGGTGACGGCAGTGCCAAGCAGGGATTCGCGGTGATCGATGCCATTGTTGAAACGATGAAGGAGTATGCGAAGGCGTCCAAACCAGCTGGGAAGGTGCATGATCTGCCATGCAACATGATCGAGACCTTCTATCGCATCATGCGCTTTACGACATTCAAGACCGGCGACTGCCAAGCCAGCTACAAGATGATTGTGGATGCGACCGGCTTTTGCCGCGACACGATCAATCGCCATATTAACGCCCTCCGCGAAGCAGGCTGGCTTGACTGGGTTCGCCGCACTGAGCGAACCGACAATGGAAATGATAGAACGACGGCCAGCCAATATTTCTTCGAGATCAGCCGCATCCCGTTGGCAGCGCAAAGGAGGCTGCGCCAGCTGCTCGCAGCTAAGGGCATCACCCTTCACGCGCACCCGGAACGCAAAGGGTCCGGCCCCGTCCCCAATCTGGCCCAGCGCATAGCGGAACGGATTGCCAGGGGCTGCAAGGCCATGGCAGATAAGGTAAGCGGCGACCGTCGCAACCAGGCACTGATGAACGAAGCCGCCTTCGTACGGAGCGAAATGGCCCACTTCGGCGATGTTCCGATCGACCAATGGGCCAAGCTGCGCCATCCCGGCGATGCCGCCGCTCAAGATGCCTATGACGCTCGCCTCGGCATCTCCCCTTTTTTTGCTCTACCCAGTCTGACCATGTCGATTGAATCCCCGCCAGAAGATTAAAGAGAAAAGGACTGACTACGTCAGGCGCAAATTATCGGAACATTTCACCCACCTCAGCGCCTTCTTGGCCCCTCACCCTTACGACGCGCTGTAGGGGACGGAGAGGCTTTGCCTCTCCGCTTGGCTTTCCAGTAAGCCAAGAGGATGGGATTGCTCGCCTCCGCAAAGGCAGCGCGTTACGATGGGCTGGGTGCATCAAACTGCATCAGCGGATAGTGCGATAGAATCGACCTTCGGCCTAAGAGGCTGGCCGCATTCAAGGGGATGTCGACGATGCATCAAAAGGGACATAAAAAGCGCGCGGGCGAGGCGGGGGAATAAGCGCGATGCGAGGGGTCGCAGCGCCGCGCTGCCGGAGAGGGCTGAAAGCCGAGCCGCAGAGGGCGGCATGCCCCTCCGGCGTCGATCAAGCGCCAATGGGCATGGCAGACGACGAAATATAATTGCGCAACGAAAAGGGCGGCCCGCACTAAGCGGCCCGCCCTCAATCACCTGATCTTCACCGCGACGTCACACGAGCAGCGGGAAGTTGCTTACGATCAATTCGGACACGGGTTTTGACTGCATGCCAACTGAGTAGGTTGTCGACACCTCCGACATATTCAATTGAGCGAAAGTTTCGCAGGCACCCTCAGTTGCATTTATCGACAGAAGATTTGCAGCTTAATGCCTGCTAATTATCTCATCGAACGTTCTAAGAACCGTTCATTGGCACCAACACCAACGCCGATTGACGATTATTTGTCCGCCAATAAGCGGCCGACGGAGCAGGAGTGTGGTCGGCAAAGCCATTATTGGGTGGGCGAATGAAATGCCCCATGAGCCATCGCCGGTTCTGGGGATCAACCACAGGCGATGCGTATTCTTGGGGGTTGGTGGGTAAGCCAAGATCGGCGTCATCGCCGCCGCCAAATGTGTTCTGGCTAAGGGGTACGTTGGAGCGCTTGGCTGCGAGGCGGTAGCAGCCTCGAACTTTTCCAAGAGGGTCGTTGCAGCCTTTGCCACCCAACGCAGCAAACGCAATGATGGTGTCGCCGTCCACCAAGAAACCCATTAGGTTGGAGATTTGATTGCTCATCTCATCTTTGCCGAGGGTCCAGACCTCCGTTGACAATGGATCAAACGGACGGACTATGCCTTTGCTTCCCTTTATCTGCGGTATGCCGCCCACGATGGTCAGCTCAGCACCGCGAACAGCTGCGCTAGTGATAACGGCTTTTTCAACCGTGAGCGCCGACCAGTAAAGATAGAGACGGCCTTTGAAAGCCAGCAGTCGCGGCACCGCCGCCACTTCGCCGCCGGTCCCTTTTTGGATACCCCCGAGGATCACCAGCGTACGGTTCATATCGAGCTTGCCGGTTTTCGGATCATAAACACTGATACAGGACGATGTTTGATCGACGCCAAATTCACTGCCATTTTCCACCGTGCATTCAAAGGCGACATAGCTGATGTTGCCGAGGCGTGCGACGGTGGGGTCATAGGCTGAACGAATGCGTAGGCCGCGCATAGGACCGCCAGTGACCAGAGCACGGGTTTGGCCGGTGCGGTGATCGATCGAGGTATCAAGCAGCGCCGTGGTGCCGGTGAAACGACGGGTCTTCCAGTCAAATCGGTCCAGTACCAGACCCCAACGGTTGAACGGACGTCCCTTTGCCTCGTTCGCCGGATCACCGCCACTACAGTCGTTTGCGCCGGACACGCCCGCCAGCTTGCCCTCATTCGTAACAAGTCGTCGGCCGATAAATAGACTGGGGTCATCGGGAATTTGAGCAAAGGATGTCGCGTTGCAGGCCGGTTCGGCTATGACTTCCGTATCGTCGATTAGAAGTCTCGTCCGAGCTACAGGCTGCCCCCTCGACGAAGGTGGCGTCGTATCCTTTTGCGCCGGGGCGTTTTTGATCGATGGAGCCATTGTTACGGCCGCTGCTGTTGTTAGCGCCGCGACACCCGCTATGATCATTGCTTTCATACGGTATCCGTTTCGCCTGGTGTGGCAAAATACGCCTCCGCAGGACTTGACGTTCCCAATGACATGCAGAATTTCTCGCTCAATTGATCCACCGCGCTGCGTGAGGGCGAGGCGATCAAGGTAACCGGTAGGTTGTGGCGAGACAGATCATTTTCGGTGCCAGCGTTGCAGCGCAGACGTCCCCGTTATTAGGGAGATAGCATTAGTCTGCGGCGGTGTCCCGCTCTCTGAACCGCACCGCCTCAAAGCCCAGCTTATCGTTCAATTCTAGGAACACCGACTGGAGCGGCTCAATTTCCAGTTCAAAAAACGCATCGAGCGCTTTGCTCACATCACCGAACCCCCCCGCGTTGGCCGGGACGATGCCCAGCAGCTGCGGCGGCACACGGTGCGCGGCCAGCACATCATCGCGCGTCGTGTTCTTGATGCTCATGAATTCGTCTTTCGCGCCTACCTCCGCGATCGGCTTCAAATGGATGCCATTCTCTTTGCCGTCAGGCGAATGAACAAACAGATTGCGGAAATTGCCCGGCCCCTTCGACTGCTTCAATGCATCTCGCATCGCGTCCACATCGCCGTCGGCGAACTGGCCGGTCGCATAGAGGATGTAGCCCGCGTGGCTGCCATTTTCGTAGTAGCGGCGGCGGAACAGCGTGGCGTTTTCGTTCAGCAAGGCGCTCTGCAGGGCCGACAGATATTCCGGCAGCCCATAGATTTCCTGATTGATGTCGGGCGCCATCAACTGGTGAACCGTGCCCTGCTCAAACTCGACCTCTTGTCGATAGCCCGGCACCCACCAGAAATGCCCCGGCTCGACGCCGCGCCGCGCATATTTGGCCAGCACATGGTCGAGGCGCAGCACGCCGCCCAGACGGTTGCGCACCTCCTGCACATAGCAGTTTCCCAGCACCAGATAGTCCTGGACCATCCCTTTGAACGCGGCCCGGCTCAACACGGATGTCGGCTCCAGGCTGGCGGCCAGCATGTTGCGCTTCAAGATGATCGCGCTCGAATGGTGCGGCGATGCCCGATAGGCCCGCGCCAGCCCGTCGAGCGACAGCGGCGGCTCGTACCAGCGCTGATTATGATAGCATTCCAGCATGTCGAGCATGGTGGCGCGGCTCAACACCGGCTCCGGATCGCCAAAAGTGAAGGCGGTCACCCCACGATTATCGTTGGCCGCGACGATGGCACCCTGCGCCGCCTCGGCCGATTCCCGGCGATTCATCTGACGTGCGCGCTTGCTCATAGGATCTCCATTGTGCCCTTGGGCTTTTCCTTGCCGTCCAGCGGCTCGTTCATGAGAATGTGCATGGTCGCCCACGCCAGATCGGCATGGCCGTCTTCGCCGCCGCGCCCTGCCTTGAAAGTGACATTACGCCCGCTGGTGGTCAGCGTCTTCTTGATCGAGACGAACGCGGACACGATGTCGAGCATCCCCAGGTCGATCTGCAATCGACCGCGCCGGATGATGTTCTGCGCCTTCATGATCATCTGGGCTTTGACCTCCAGCGAATATTCGATCTTCGCGACGGTGCAGCCGGGCATCGCGCCCGGCTTCGCCAGCAGCTGATAGACGCCAGCGCCGACGCCCTGGGCGTCGATGCCCAGATAAGTGCAATTGTAGCGGCTCATGACCGCCTTGATGAACTCCGCCTGCTGCTCGAAGTCTAGGCCGCGCAGCTGGTGGCGCTCCAACACCCGAAATTCCCCGCCGACCTGAAGCGGCGGCGCGCCGATGACCAGCGCCGCATTATCGCCATTCTCGCTCGATTGCGGATCATAGCCCGCCCAGACCGACCGATAACCATAAGGCCGCTCAGCCTCCGGATCGAAATCCTTCCATTCGACCAGGCTGTCGCGCCCGCAGGCGATCATGTCGTTGAACTTGAACGCCGACATGCTGTCATCGACAAATTCGCACATGAACAGGTTGGCAAATTCGTCCGGGGCGTATTCGTCCTCCAGTTCCTTGATGTCGAACAGGTCGCAACCGCCCGCCTCGGCATCGCGCACATTGACGATGTTGCGCCAGATCCGGTCAGGGCCGACGCTGCCGATCGCCAGCGCCGCATGGCTGACGTCGATCTTGATCTGCTCTTCTTTTTTGCGCCGGCGGTTGCGCCGCTCCCCGGTCCAATAGGGATAGGCCGGGTGGGCAATGGTCGATGGCGTGGAAAAGTAGGTTTTGCGCCATTTCTTGTGCGTCGCCATGCCTGAGGCGACCTTGTTCAACTCCTCGAAGGAATGGACCCAGAAGAATTCGTCGAAATAGAAATTGCCGTGGCGGCCCTGCGCGGTGCGGAAATTTGTGCCTAGAAAATGTAGTTCGGCCGCCGCTTCCTCTCCGGGCCGCAGATCCGACGTAATCAGCATTGGGTCGCCGGTCAGCGCCACGCCCACCAGCTTGGCGAAGCTGACGATGTAAGACCGGAATTGATGTGCCTGCGCCTTGGACGCTGACAGGAATATCTGGTTGCGGCCCGTCTCGATCGCGTCGATCAGCGCCTCGAACGCAAAATAATAGGTCGCGCCGATCTGGCGGGACTTGAGGATCATGCGGGTGCGCTGATCCTTCTCGTCCCACCAGCGGCGCTGATAATCGTACAGACCGTCAAGGAAGATGCGCTTTAGCTCTTCCGCCTGCTCGGCCATAAAGTGGTTCTTTTTCGCTTTCTTGCGCGGCCCGGCATTACGATTGCCGACCTTGTCGTTCAGATCGCCGCTATGGCCGCCGGGCGCTTCGTAGCGCCGCACCTTGGCAAGGCTCTCGATCGACCGATTGAGCGCGTCGATCTCGGTATAGTCCGCCCCGGTCTTCTTTTCCTTGGCGATCAGCGTCAGCAGCCGGATTTCCAGCCCGTCCTCGATCTTGCGGATCGACGGCGCATCGTCCCAGCGGTCGCGCTGTTTCCAGCTTTCGATCGTCGCGCGTGGGATCGCCTTGCCATTATCGCCTTTCACGCCATGTAGCGCAAAATCCTCGGCAATCTGGGTGATGCCCCACCCGCGCCAGTAGAGGCTGCGCGCATGACGGCGCGGGTCAAATTGCCATAGGGCGGTTCGGTTTGATGTGTCTGCCACGCGGCGAACCATGGCGCCCCGATCGGCCGCTAATCACCGCCATCCATTTGGACTAGCGCCTGTCCAAATGCCGCCCCTTGAGAAGATGCCGCCGCCCGTCCCTTTCTGCGGTCATTGAAAGGGGCGCACCGCCCCGCCAGCAACGGGAACCGGATCCGCACCATGGCCAAGAGCAAGTTTTTCCGCGTCGGCGTCGAAGGCGCCACAGTCGATGGCCGCGTGATCCAGCGCGAATGGCTGGAACAGGCCGCCACCAATTATGATCCGGCGACCTACACGGCGCGCATCAACTGCGAGCATATTGCAGGGTACAGCCCCGACAAGCCGTTCAATGCCTATGGCTCGGTCATCTCGCTGAAAACGGAGGAAGTGACCCTCCTGATCGCAGGCGAGAGCAAAAAGCTGCTCGCCCTCTATGCCGAAATCGAAGCCAACGACCAACTGCTGACCATCAACAAGGCCGGGCAGAAGCTGTTCACCAGCATGGAAATCCACCCCGATTTCGCGGGCGAAGGCGAAGCCTATCTGGTTGGCCTGGCCGTCACCGACAGCCCCGCCTCGCTCGGCACCGAAGCCCTGAAATTCGCGGCGCAGTCGCGCAGCAATGTCTTCTCGATCGCGCACGAAACCGCGATCGAACTGGAACCGGCGACCGACAGCACAACGATCGCGGAAGGCGTGAAAACCGGGATTATGAGCGGGCTGGCGGCCTTCTTCACCAAGGAAAAGCCCAAGGAAGAACCGGCCACGCCGCCCGCACCGGCCAACGACAACAGCTTCGATATGGCCAAATTCGCCACTGTCCTGGGCGATCAGATCGCCGCCGCCGTGAAGCCTGCCAACGATGCTGTCGCTGCGCTCGGCAGTCGCTTCGACAAGCTGGAGGCGCAGTTGCAGGGCGAAGAACAGCGCCAGCCCAAATCCTTCAAGCGCAGCCCCGCCACCGGCGGCAACGCGGCTGTCGTCACCGACTGCTGATCCCGCCCGATACCCGTCCCGCGCCCGCCAGAAACGCCCCCAGGAGTCACTCATGCATCCTAAAACCCGTATCGCCTTTGCCGCCTATGTCAGCCAGATCGCGCTGCTCAACGGTCTGAGCGACGACGACGTCAAGACGACGAAATTTGCCATCGCCCCGGAGGTGGAACAGAAGCTGGAAGAGCGGATCAAGGATTCGAGCGAATTCCTGCAGCAGATCAATATCGTGCCGGTCATTCAGCAGTCGGGCGACAAGGTCGGCGTCACCGTCACCCGCCCGATCGCAAGCCGCACCGACACCTCTGGCGCGGGCGAGCGCGATGCCACGGATCCCACCGATACCGTCGCGGGCGACACCTATTTTTGCCGCCAGACCAATTTCGACCATTCCATCCGCTACGCGAAGCTGGACGCCTGGCGGCACAAGCCCGAATTCCAGCAGCTGCTGCGCGACGTGATCCTGAAACAGCAGGGCCGCGACCGGATCATGATCGGCTTTAACGGCACCTCGGCCGCCGCCACCACCAATCGCGCGGACAACCCGCTGCTGCAGGACGTCAATGAGGGCTGGCTGCACAAGATCCGCACCCGCGCCGAAGAGCGCGTACTGGACGATGGCGCTCTGACCGATGGCGTGGAAAAGGCCATTCACGTCTACGCCGGTGTTGAAGTGGTCGATGGCGAAGCCAGCAACACCGAAACGGCCGAAGCCGACTATGCCAATCTCGACGCGCTGGCGTTCGACGCGCTGGATCTGCTGGAACCCTGGCACCGTTCCGACACCGACCTTGTAGTCATCGTCGGTTGGGCGCTGGTGAAGGACAAATATCTCAGCCTCCTGCAGGGCGCAAAGGACACGGCCACCGAGAATGAGGCGGCCCATCGCATCCTGACCCTGCCCAAGCAGCTGGCGGGCAAGCGCGCCGTAATCGTGCCCTTCTTCCCCGAAGATGCGCTGCTCATCACCAGCCTCGATAATCTGTCGGTCTATTGGCAGGAGGAAACCCGCCGCCGCCAGATCGAGAATGAGCCGAAAAAGGATCGTATCGCCAACTATGAGTCGGTGAACGAAGACTATGTGGTCGAAGATTACGGCCGCTGCGCGCTGGTCGAAAATATCAAGATGGCCAAGCGTCCGGTCGCGCCCGCCGAAGGCGGCTGATCCGCTCGCTTATCCACCCCCAAACTGCCCCACCATAACAGGACACGCGCATGAGCCTCGCTCGTCGTCATCGTGAACGCATATTGGCTGCCCAGACTGTCAGCGCAGCCGTTGCACCTGCTGGTGGGGCGGCGCACGCCCCCGTTGCCGCACCTCTCCCGGCAGCGGGGGCGACAAGTTCGCCCGCCGCACGCGCCGCCAGTCAGATCGTCCTGCGCCTGACGCATGATCTACGCGCACTCAAGGAAACCCGCTCGATCGATCACAAGATCGCCAAGAAGCGCGAGATGATCCTTCAATATCGGGAGTGGATCGCTGGAATATTGGCTGCCGACAACGGCGTCGGCACCGGCATCGCCGCCGATGTCCTGCCCACCATCATGGTCTGGGCGATCGACATTGCCGACTATGATTATGCCCTCACCCTGGCGGAATTTGTGCTGCGCCACCGCGTGGCATTACCCAAGCGGTACGAACGGGACGCCGCCACGCTGATCGTAGAGGAAATCGCGGATCAGGCGATCCGGGCGCAGAATGCCGACCAGCGCTTTCCGTTCGCCATCCTTGAACGGACGCACGATCTGACCTTCGCAGACGATATTCACGATCAGGTCCGCGCCAAACTGCTGAAAGCTATCGGTGTCGAACTGGTGGCAGCCGCGCAGGACATGGAAGCCGATCCGGCCCGCACCGAACTTACATCCGGTCTATCGGCTCTGCGCGAAGCCCAGCGCCTGCATGACCGCATCGGCGTGAAGGACAAGATCAAGCGGGCAGACAAGATGCTGACGGCGATCAACGCCGCCGTCCCCGCACCCGAACAGGGTGGCGACCCCGCCGCCTGACCAGCTGCCCCCGGCGCTCAGGGGCGGATCGCGCAGGGCGGGAGGATCCTCGGATCTGCAGGGCCGCTGCTGACCCGATCCCCACCCCTGTAGCCGGAGCCATCAAAGGATCATGACTTGCGCCACGCCTTTGCCCTGCTTTTTCTGATCGGCACGATCTGCATGTGCATGGAATATGCAGCGCGGACGGTGATGGCATGAGTATGTCCTTTGTCGAGATTCCGGCTGCTGCTGACGTCGATGCGCCGGTCGCGCCGGAAACGCCCGTCATCAACGACGGATTTTTCCCTGACATCGACCCGGCGGCGATCCGCGATGCCGCGCGCATTACCAACACGGTCACACCCGGTCGGCTGCGCGCCGCCATCGTTGGCGCGATCATGGCGATCGAAATCGACATGCGCGCCTATGCCGCCGCGCAGATCGCTGCCGGTCACGCATCGCTGGCCGCCGTCCCTGCGCCCCAGCTGGACGGGCGCAGCGTGCAGCTGATCCGCTACGAACGCGCCGTCGCCCTATACGCCAAGGCCGAACTGATCGCGCGAATGCCCGATTTCGACACTACGGGCGCGGGCGACAATCGCGCGGACGAGACTACGCCGACAATCGGCGAACTGCGCCGCGATGCCATGCACACGATCCGCGACATGCTGGGCAAGACGCGCACGACGGTGGAACTCATGTGATGGCTGGCGCCAGCATCCTGACGGCCAAGTCCGGCGACAAGCTGGATCTGATGCTCTGGCGTGACCTTGGCCTTGGCCCCGAGCATGTGGCCCGCGTCATGAACGCCAATCCCGGCCTCGCCGACCTGGGCGCGATCCTGCCGCTCGGCACCATCATCACCGTGCCGACGATCGCCGCCCCCAACACCACGCCAACCCGCCCCCTGATCCAGCTTTGGAGTTGACCCCTTGGACATGCGCCCCTTTCTCGACACCGCCGGAGATCTGGTCGGCTCGCTCACCCCATCGCTGATCGGCTCGGCCGTCGCACAGGCATGGAAGCCCTCGCTCCCGTTCCGCCAGCGCTTCCTGCAATGGGTCGTGGGGTCCACGGTCAGCTATTATGCCACCCTCGCCATCGTCGCGGTGACCGACTGGAACGACTTCGTCGCCCAGTCGATCGCCTTCGCCATCGCGATCCTCGCCTTCGACGCCACCCCGCGCATCGCCCGCGCCGCGACCGACACGCTGACCAGCGTACCGGGCCGCATCGCCGATCGCTTCCTCCCCAAGAAGGACTGACGCCATGAAGCTGTCGCCCAACTTCACCCTGGCCGAATTCACTGCATCGGCCACCGCCACAGCCCAGCGCATCGACAACACGCCCAATGCCGCGCAGATCGCGGCGATGAAGCTGCTATGCGGTAAGGTGCTGGAGCCGCTGCGCGCCCATTTTGGCAAGCCGATCGCGCTGTCGTCGGGCTTCCGCTCGCCCAAATTGTGCCTGGCTGTCGGATCGAGCGTCGGCAGCCAGCACGCGCAGGGCGAAGCCGCGGACTTCGAGATTGCAGGCATCGACAATGTGACCGTCGCCACCTTCATTCGCGACCGCTTGCCGTTCGATCAGCTGATCCTTGAGAATTATGTCCGTGGCCAGCCCAATAGTGGCTGGATCCATGCCAGCTATCGCGATGGCCGCCTGCGCAAGGACGTGCTGACCTATTCGCGCCGCACCTATTTCAAGGGGCTGCTGCCATGATCGGCCGCGCGCATCTCATCATGGCCGCCGCGCTGGCGGCCTGTGCGTCTGGCGCGGGTGGCTTCATGTTGGGTATCGACGTTGGCGTTTCGCGCGAGCAGGCGGCGCAGAAGCGTGCTGACGATGCCCGCGAGGCCGAACGTCAAAAAGGGCAGGCCCGGATCGACGCATCGGATCAGGCCGCCCAGAGCGCGGAATATGCCCGGCAGGGCGCAGTTCGGGAAGTCCACCATGAAAGCCAGAAGATCATCGAACGCCCGGTCTATCGCAATGTTTGCGTCGATCGCGATGGTGTCGGCCTGCTCGACCGCGCCGCCGCCACGGCCAATAGTGACGATATCTGGGGGATTGCTGGCGACACCCGCCCGATTGCCACCGGTCCAGCGGACTGACACGGGCGAAATGAACGGCGCGCAATGCCATGGCAGTCTGGCCGGCCTCTATGATGTCGCGGGCCAGATCCGCATGACGCTCATTGAATTGCAGCGTCAGGTGCGGATCGTCCAGGGCAAGGATGAGGCCGATGCGCAAAGGTGATAGCCTGCGGCGCTGGCTCACCGCTTGCCTGCCGGATCTGAAAACCCATCCCGATCGCCTGCAGATCTTCTTTGAGGAAGGCGGCATCAATGCGCGCCGGTCCGCTACCCTATCCTTTGCCTATAGCTACAGCCTCAAGGTGCTGCTGACCGACTATGCCGGCGATCCCGATCATCTGATCGTGCCGGTGCTGGCGTGGATTGAAAAGGAACAGCCTCAGCTGCTCGCCCGCAATGACAGCGCGCCCTTCGCCTTCCGCTCCGAACTGCTCGACAGTCTGGCCTATGACATCGAATTGTCGATCGACCTGACAGAAGCTGTGCTGGTGAGCATATCGGCGGACGGTAAGGGCTGGAACATCGTCCACCCGCCTGAACCGGACTATTGCCACGCCTTCGACGGCGTGACGGCCAATTTCCGACAGGGCTATGGCAATGTCGAACTGCTGCTGGAATCGTCGGACCCCGATGCCGTGCTGACGCCAGCAATACCGCCGAACGCATGACGGACGAACTGGCCGAAATCGAGCGCATCGCCGGTGCCTTGCTGCGCGGCCTGTCGTCGGGCCAGCGCCGCACGCTGATGCGCCGCATGGCGCGGGAACTGGGCGCGGGCCAGCGCGAACGGATTGCAGGGCAGCAAGCGCCCGATGGCAGCGCCTTTACACCGCGCAAGAAGAAGGAACCGTCCATCTCCGGGCGCGGCACGGCCTGCTTCCTCTATCCCTCCGGAGGCAGCGGCGACCCACGCCGGGGCATCATGAAAAGTTTCACCTGGGGCGCGGGCCAGAAGATGACCGGCTTCGATATCGACGCTGGCGCGATCCGCACCTTCGAATTTTCCAAGATCGTCAAATGGCTACCGGTCCCGCCCGAACATGAAAATCGCGGCAGCGGCAAGCTGCGCCGCCGGGGCGGCATCCGTCGCCGCAATATGTTCCGCCGCCTGTCGTCGGCGCGATTCCTGAAAAGCGGGGCCGACGACCAGAGCCTGTGGGTCGGCTTCAGCGGCAAGGTGTGGGCCGGCCATCGCCACCGCCCACCAGCGCGGCCTGCGCTATCGCCCCTCGACCCGCGCAAAGCCGGTGGACTATCCTCAGCGTGAACTGCTTGGCGCGACCTCAGGGGATCGGGAGCGGATGTTAGATTTACTCTACGCCCACATGGCAAACGTTTAGCCAACGGGATTATGCTATTGTCGTGAAATCAAATTCCTGATGTAAAGATGATATGGGAACACAGATTTTCAATGATATCGGCAAAGCCTTTAAATCACATCCTTTGGCAGCAGGCGCTGCAACATCCGCAGTCCTACTTTGGACGGCATATCTATTATGGCAAGATATTTCGCCTATAATACAATGGCTTGATGCAAAACTGACAATCTTGTTCGGCAACGATTGGCTCAAAAATCTCCTTCAGTCGCCATATTTTGCGTCGGTGTGCTTCATAGTTTTGATTTTTTCTATTTGGAGGGTTGGAAACAAGGTAAGTAAACGAGAAAAGATTGATGCCGCCATTAGGAAAGATGAACGCGGATCTGTACAAGCGTTGCCATTGGAATTGATGGGTTTATTTTGGGAGCGAGAAAATCTGCGCGGCAGCTGGGAGAATATTCAGCAGTGCGAGCAATCAATTGTAGTTAGCAGGCAAAGGTTTGAAGATTTCCGAGGTCGTTTTCCGACTTGGGAGAAACCTCAAATGTTCCAAATGGGAACGATCTATCATGCTGAAGCGGCGCTCGCTGATTGTGTGCGTCTCAAGGATAAAATTGGATCGACTATTGATACGCCGATACTCGCTCGACCGAATCTTAATAGCAGCGCACCTGCGATCGGGATGCTTCCACCTCATCCCTCCATGCAATGGTATGACGAGGCGCATAACCAGCCATATTTTATTGCTGGCGCGCAAAACCTAGATGCAGTGAGTACTTTCTTGGGGCATCTCCGGGGTCATTGGTTTTCCCGCGAACGCGCTCTCAACGATGCATGCGATGCTATCAAAAGCAAATATCCATATGCATCACCCCCGGTGTAAAGTCGCTAACATGATTTGACCTTTCGGCATTTGGACTAGCGCCTGTCCAAATGCCGGGGCTGGCGCGTCCCCCGGCGCGGCGTCGAAGTGGCCGCCATGGCCGATGCTACCTTCACCGCTGTCGATCTGTCCCGCCTTCCTGCGCCCACGATTATCGAGGCGCTGGATTTCGAGACAGTCTATGCCGACGCCCTCGCGCAATTTGTGGCGCTGATGCCGGATTTTGTGGCGCGCGACAGCGACCCCGCCACCAAGCTGCTACAACTGTTTGCCTATCGTGAACTGATCCTTCGCCAGCGCATCAATGACGCCCTGCGCGGCACGATGGTGGCCTATGCGATCGGCGCGGACCTCGATAATCTGGGCGCATTGCTGGGCGTGACGCGGCTCACCGTCACGCCTCCCGATCCCGTCCTCAACATCCCCGCCGTGATGGAAAGCGACACCGACTTTCGCCGCCGCATCGTGCTGGCCCCCGAAGGCTATTCGGTGGCCGGGCCGGAAGGCGCCTATATCTATCATGCTCTGTCGGCCAATGCCGATGTGCTGGACGCCAGCGCCACCAGCCCGGAGCCGGGCCACGTCCTCATCTCCATCCTGTCACGCAATGGCGCGGGCGCTGCGTCCGTCGATCTCATCAACGCCGTCGCCGCCTATCTGAACGCGGAGGACCGCCGCCCGCTGACCGATTATGTGACCGTCATGTCGGCGGAGATCGTCGACTATGCGATTGCAGCCACGATCACGACATTCAGCGGTCCCGATGGCGGCGTCGTCCTCGCCGCCGCCCAGGCGAAGCTGGCGGACTATACCGCCGCCAGCCATCGCATCGGCCGCGACATCACCCGATCGGCCATCTTCGCCGCCCTCCATGTCGAGGGCGTGCAGAATGTCACCCTGACCAGCCCTGCGGCCGACATCATCATTTCGCGCACGCAGGCACCGCACTGCACCGCGCAATCCATCGCCTATGTCGGCGTCGGCGAATGACGACCTATCCATCGATCCTGCCCCCGGCGTCGAGCGCGCTGGAAAAGGCGCTAGAACAGGTCGCCGCTGCACGCACGAATCTGCCGGTCGCGCTGCGCACCTATCGGCAGCCCGCCAACCTCGCCATGTCGATCCTGCCATGGCTGGCATGGGAACTCAGCCTCGATAACTGGTCCTCCGACTGGCCCGAAGCGATCAAGCGCGAACGGGTGCGGCAGGCGATCCCGATCGCACGGCAGAAAGGCACCGCGCAGTCGGTTCGCAGCGTTGTCGCCAGCTTCGGCGGATCGGTCGCGATCCGCGAGTGGTGGCAGATGGTCCCGATGGGCGAACCGTACACGTTCAGCCTAGTCGTCAATCTGGAGCAGCAGGACGCACCCGCCACCGCGGCCTTTGTCGATCAGGTCATCGCCGAAGTGACCCGCGTCAAGCCGGTCCGATCTCACTTCACCTTCACGCAGGGAATTTCCGCAAAGGCAGGCGTCGGCCTGATCGCGGCGGTTCGCCCCACCATCTACGCCCGCCTCGCGCTCGATGCGCCAGCGGCCAGCTGACCCGGAGCATTCATGGCCATCACCTTCATCGTCACCAACGCTGGTCGCAATGCACTGGTCAACGCCGCGAATACAGGCACCGCACCTGTAACCATCGCGCAGGCCGGACTGTCGGCCACCGCGGTGGCCCCGACACCGTCTGCCACCGCTCTCTCCGGTGAATTCAAACGTATCAGCATCCTGTCGGGTGATGTTGTCGCTGACGACACGATCCATCTGATCGTGCGCGACGAAAGCAGCGCCGTCTTCACCCTGCGCAGCATCGCTCTGTATCTTGCCGATGGCACTTTGTTTGGTATTTACGGGCAATCCGATGTCCTGTTGGAAAAGTCTTCGCAAGCGCTGATGCTGCTGGCGGTCGACATCCGTTTCGAGGATATTTCCGCTGCCGCCATCACTTTTGGCGACGCAAATTTCCTCAATCCGCCGGCCACCACCGAGCGACAGGGCGTGGTCGAGCTGGCCACGATCCCCGAAGCTAAGGCAGGCGTCGATACACAGCGTGCCGTCACCCCTGATGGTGCGCGCCAGTCGGTAAGGGATTGGATCGGGTACACGCCCGTCAATCGGGCGGGCGATGTGATGAGCGGGCCGCTGGCCATTGAAAAGGTCGGAAGCCCCAGCCTGAGCGTGACCTCGACCGGCGTGATCGCAAGCACGCTCGTTGCGCAGGCCGATGGCAACATCGTTTTCTACCGTAACAGCGGCCTGGGAGAAACGGCCGTCTGGCACGCTGGCATCAGCGGTCAGTTCGACATAAATATGCCTATCACTCGCCAGGGAAACCGGGTGTGGGACGCGGGTAACGATGGTGCCGGTTCTGGCCTCGATGCCGATCTGCTCGATGGGCAGGAGGGTGGCTATTACGCGAACATACCTGCGCGCCTCGGCTATACGCCTGTAAACCGCGCCGGTGATGTTATGACGGGGCCATTGTCGATCGAACGCGCGGGGAGCGCGATGTTGAGCGTGACATCGGTTGGCGTGATTGCAAGTTCGCTTGTGGCGCAGCCGGACGGCAACATTGTTTTCTATCGCAACAGTGGTCTGGGCGAAACGGCGGTCTGGCACGCGGGCATCAGCGGCCAGTTTGACATAAATATGCCCATCACTCGCCAGGGGAACCGGGTGTGGGACGCGGGTAACGATGGTGCCGGGTCTGGCCTCGACGCCGATCTGCTCGATGGCCAGGATGGTGGCTATTACACGAACATCACCGCCCGCCTCGGCTTCACGCCGATCCAGCAGGGGACCGGTGTCGGCCAGGCGCTGACCAACGCCGTCAAGATCGGTTGGGATGCCGCAACCGGAACGTTTCTGAAATGCACGGTCGATGATTACGACCTCGGCAAGTTCGTGTTCGCGCCAAACCTGAACGTCGGAGAATTGGATATTAATGGCGCATCAATGCGCCGTAACGGCAGCCATGTATGGGGGCCGGACAATGACGGTTCGGGCAGCGGCCTCGACGCCGATCTGCTCGACGGGCAGGACAGCGGCTATTTCACCGATATCCCTGCGCGGCTCGGCTATGCGCCGGTAAGCAAGGCGGGCGACACCATGTCTGGCCCGCTGCAAATCTCCTACTATGGCAGTCCGTCGCTGGATCTCAATTCGGCAGGCGTCGCAATCGGACGCCTTGCCATGCAGGAGGATGGCGCACTTGTCCTGTACCGCGACGATGGCGCCGGTCCCAAGCCGGTTTTCAGCATTCCCAGTCAGACTGATCCGTTCAACGTCCAGCGCACGATCACGCGTCAGGGTTTCCGCGTGTGGGACGCAGGCAACGACGGTTCGGGCAGCGGCCTCGACGCCGATCTGCTCGATGGGCGGGATGGCAGCTATTACACCGACATTCCCACACGGCTCGGCTATGCCCCAGTCAGCAAAGGCGGCGACACGATGTCGGGGCCGCTCGACATCGTCTATCCCGGCGCCCCGCTCGCTCTCAACTCCT